GCGTGCAGCTCGCCCACTCACCTAACTTGGGGTCGCGCGCACGCGCACGCGAGGCTGTTTTTTAACCAAGTGCACGCAATGCACGCAACCTTGCCCTATTAAAACCTTCTGACCTGCGGTGATGGGGTACCTTGGTTGAAGGTTCAATCACGGTACCTTGCGCGCAACCTCCCTGATTTGCACGCAACCCCTGCAACTCCGTACCGGAGGGTAACTAGCGACTTCCCGGTCGGCCCGAGACGCAAAGAAGCCCCTCGGCCGCGGGGGTCGAGGGGCTTCGTCGAGCGGGTGTGGGGTCGGGTCAGGGTTCGGGGCGCAGCACCACGTAGACGAGTGGGTCTCCGTCGCCGAGCTCGCCTTCCGGGAACCAGTCCACCGCCGTCACCTTCAGCGTGATGCCATGCACGCTGGTCACCTCGTCGCCGACGCGCGGCACCGGCCACCCGTCGGGCCACACCGGACCGGGCCCGAACTTCTCGCCCGGGGACGCCTGGTCACCTACGTAAAATCGCACCTTCATCGAATTCTCCATTCGTACGCGGCCATGAAGGCGTACACCGGGGCCACCACGCCGACCCACGCCGCGAGCTTCACAGCTTGACCTTGATGTGAGTAATCGTGGGGCGGCCGGACCCCGGGCACCTCTCGCCCCGTACTGCGATCGTCCGATCGTTGCCGTAGTAGAGGTGGGGGTAAGCCACCCGGAGCTTCCGGGACATTCGGGTGCCGACGTCGTGAGCACAGGACTGGCACCGGCCGATGACCCGGGCGCTCACAGTTGCGGCCGATCGTGAGGTCCGGTCATCGCGTCTCCCGCGAACCGGTTGCGGCGCTTCGGCCCCCGTCGGCGAGCGCCGGGCAGCGGCCGTCCGTTCCTGGCCCGCTCAGCCTCCCAGGACTCGACCTCGCTCTCGCGCACGACGAGGCGCCGGCTGATCACGTCGACGCCCACCCCGTCGGCCCGCATCGCGTAGAGCAACTGGCGGGCCCGCTGGTGGCTGACGCCGTAGCGATCTGCGATGTCGGCCGAGCCGAGGTTTCTGTCCGGGGGCATGGTGCTCGCTCTCATTCTCTGGGTGACATCTCCTGGTGATGCTAGCTCAGACGAAACTTTATCCGATAACTAGCGTCACCGCTAGTTATGTGGGAGAGTGAACCTATGAACACGCCGCAGATCACCGCCGGAAGCCGGGTCGCTCGGGCCGAGAACATCGCTCGGCAGGGTGTCATCGTGGAGTTCATCCACACGGCCACCTTCGGCCAGGAGGTCCGTGTCTGCTGGGACGCTGTGACCTGGTTCGACGGAACATCGGCTCCCCAGCGAATCGAGTGCCTGCCGGTTGGTGAGGTCTGGCCGATTCCGGCATAGAGCTCAACCGCAAATCGCAACGGCCCCACCCTCAGCCGAGAGTGGGGCCGTTTCGGTTGTCCGGATCAGTCGCCGGGAGCCGGCACCGGGGTCACCTGGTTGCGGGTGACCAGGGCGAGGACGGTCACTACGGCGGCGCTGATCGCTCCCACGACGGGCTGGGACACGTCGAGCCCGTACGCGGCCAGCAGGGCGGCTCCGGCGGTGATGAACCCGGTGAACGCGGCCGGCGCCAGCGGCCGGACCAGGAAGGCGTTGGCCACCCCGATGCCCGCAGCGAGCACCGCGATGATCATCCCCGCCTGCTCGGCGGACAGGTTGGGGATGCCGACCGCGACGAACACGGCGAGCAGGGCGCTGACGGTCTGGAGAACCAGGGTCGGCTCTCTCCCGAAGATCTTCATGGTGAGGGGTCCTCTCGGGGGCGTGCGGACGCCGGCCGGTACCGGCCGTCGGTCTGAGTGTGCACCGTGGGGAACTTTCCCGCCGGAGCGGGTTGCTTGTGTAGTACAAATGTGTTACGGTTTACTCGTGACAACGACGCAGCAGGCACCCAGCCACATCCCCCCGCTCAGCAAGTCCGACCAGGCCGAGCTGGACCAGATGCCGGCCGACACAGACGAGGAATTCACCGCCTTCGCAGCGTTCCACCAGGAGGCGAAGATCCGGGCGTGCCTGCGGGTCTCCCACAAGCTGGAGTGGATGATCCTGGACGGCCAGGCCGAGAACGCTGATCAGGCTGCTGGCTGGAGCGCCTCAGCGGCCAGTCTCCGGGCCATGGCTGAGTGGATTCCCGCCAACCTCTGAACTCTCCGATCCACCGCGGCCCGTCCTCTCCGGAGGACGGGCCGCTTCCGTGTGCGACGCGCCCTGGAAACTTGTTTCGACGAAAGTTACCGGATACTGTCGAAGCGTCAACGAAACTCGTCATCGACCCGAGGAGAACCGCCCTGATGACCCCCGACCCCCGTCCGCGGACGTCGCTGATCGTGCCGGTCCTGGCCGCGATCGTGACCGCCCTGAGCTTCTGGATCGCCGCGGCCAGCCACTCGTGGCCGATGGCACTCGCCGGCCTGGCCGCCTGGCTCCTGGCCCTGTCGTACATCCGGCTGCCGAAGCCGCCCCGTTCCGAGGCCGACGTCGAGGTGGTCGCCTTCGACCTCGACCAGGTCACCGATCCCGCCCTGGCCATCCCGGCCCAGCGGCCCACCACCCCGATCAGCCGATGAACGGCGGGAGGTTGGCAGCACGGAGCGTGACGTTCGGAGGTCTCGTCGTCTCCCTGGCGGCCAACCTCCTGCACTCCTTCCTGCTGGAGGACGTGACCCCGGCGGCGGTCATCGGTTCGATGCTGCCGCCGTTCTTCCTCCTCGGCTCCGTCGAGGTTGTTCTTAACGTTCGCTGGAGCCCGGGATTCTGGTCCTGGGCGACCCGTATCACCCTTATCCCGATTGCCGGGATCTCTTTTTACATTTCGTGGCTCCACATGAACGAGCTCGTTCTTTCGTGGGGCTCCAAAGAGCTTGAGGCTTTTCTTTACCCGATCATGATCGACGTCTCGATGCTTCTCTCCGCCGGGGCCATGTTGCTGGAGGACCGGTCCCCTGAGACGGTCCCCTCCGACGCGGACCCCCTCGAATCGGACTGGGGGTCCGCGGTCCCCGGACCCCCTGCGGACCGGTCCCCGGACCCCCAGCGGACCGGTCCCCGGACCCCCGGACCCCGCCGGAGCGGTCTCAACGGAGCGGACCGGGGACCGGGCCCCCTGGGGACCGCCGGCGGACCGGGGTCCGGGACCGGTCCTCAGACCGGAGGGGACCGGTCCCCGGACCCCCAGCGGACCCCCAGCGGACCCCCGGTCCCGGACCGGCCGGACCCCCCACCCGGGGACCGGCCGACGCCGCCGACCGCGACCTCCGCACCCGGCGCCGTCAGCCCTCGGGTGGCGGCCTTGCTCCCAGTCGCCCGGCCCATCGTCGAGGCCGATCCGGGCATCGGCTGGAAGCCCCTCGCCGCGCAGTTGCGGGGCCTCGGCCACGCCGTCGGCACCACGACCGCCCGGGAGATCCGGGCCGCACTACCCGAGACCGATGACCGAGAGGAGGCACACCCCGATGGCCAGGATTCAGATCGTCTCGACGTCCGGCCGGGTGAAGGACTCCTTCGAGTCTGACATCGACCCCGAGAGCGCCAGCGACGCACTGTCGATCTTGCGTAAGAGCAAGTTCCCGGCCGGCTCCATCCGCGTCCAGCAGTCGAACAAGAGCTGGAAAACCTACCGCCCCCGGACCTGATCCGGCCGCCTCCTGATCAGGTGGGCAACTGGGCAGTGGGCAATGGATCTGCCATATACGCGGAGGCGAGTTGCCCATTGCCCACTGCCCACCGTACTCAAATCACCTCAAATAGGACAGAAAGGAGTACCGCCATGATCGCCGGAGTCACCTGGACCTCGTACGTGATCATCGGGTTTTTTGCCCTCTGGCTGATGACCCGGACCGCAAAAGCCTGGCTCGACGCTTTCCTCATCCGCTTCGCCTCGGGATGCTTCCTGGCCGCCGGGTTCGTCGGTGCCGACGGCATCATCGGAGGCTGGATCGACGCAGGAACCCGTACCACTGAGGGGGCCGCCCGCAGCGTCGGGTGGACCGCGGTGCTCGGCCTGGCAGTCCTCCTGCTGGCCGTGTTCCTGATCCTCACCTGGCTACCGGAGACCTGGTTCAAGGGCCAGATCCCGGACGCCCTCAGCGTCACCGGCCTCCTGCTGCCGGGGCTGATGAGGATCACCCCTGGGCCGCTCGGCAACGGGGTCGAGAACGTCCTCGGGATGATGGCCAACGTTGGCATGGTCCCGGTCCGCGCTCTCTTCGGGATGGGGTAACCGGTGCTGATCCTGGCGGTCCTCCTCTACGTGGCCGGGGCCTACGCGATCGCCGCTCCGGACCCCTGGACCCTCGCCGTCACGAGGGGGTCCGCCGGGGGGGTCCGCGCAGGGGTCCGCGCCGCAGCGGACCGGTACCGGACCCTCAGCGGACCCCCTGCGGACCCGGTCCCGGACCCCCAGAAGACCGGTCCCCGATCCAAGGGGACCCCCGGTCCCCGGACCCGTCCCGGATCGAAGGGGACCGGACCGGACCGGGGGTCCGCGAAGACCCTCTGGGACCGGGTCCGATCGGCCGGGAGGACCGGGGTCCGCCTCCTGCGGGCAGCGGTCCCCGGGGTCCGCGCGGTCCGGCCCGGGTACAGGAAAGCGGCCAAGAAGGCTCTGAAGAAGCGGTACGGAAAAGCCCCGGCTCCCGTTCCCGCCACGTCCGTCAATGCACCCGACGACCAGCCCACCACGAAAGAGGAAACCCCGATGAATATCGACGTTCCCACCGACGGCCCGGCCGAATACACCGGTCCGTCCGACATCTTCGAAGACAACGAGATCCTTTCCCAGCTCAGTCAGGCAATGGTCGACGCGCAGCAGGCGTTCGTCGATCACACGACCGGGATGGTGTCGAAGTACGAGGCCGCGAACTGGGCCACGGATTCTCTGACCGCCGCTTTCTCGTCACTCTCCGAGGTCGGCGAGACCGGCTGGGCCGAGGCGCTGGAGGTCGTCCCGGCAATCGAGGAGGCCGCTGCCGGCGCGGTCAAGCTGGGCGAGACCGTCGCCGCCGAAGGGGCCGAGGGCGACACCTCGGCATTCGTGGCCGGCTGATGCCGAAGAAGCGGACGACTGCTCCGTCCGCCACCCCGAAGGCCCCGTCGACTCCGGCGGGGCCTTCGGTCCAGGTGGCCCACGCGAGCAAGCACCAGCCGACCCTGTTCGGCAAGATCCCGGAGATCCTCGTCCGGGCAGCGATCCGGTACCGGTGGCAGGAGGCCCCCTTCGTCGGGGTCGCTCTGGTCTTCTGGGCCGCCTCCGGCCCGGGCTTCGGCGCTGCCCTCACCGCGGCGCTCGCCGTCGCGCTCTACGCCGCCCGGACGAAGGGCACCATCGGAGGGAGGATGTATCTCTCCGAGCGGGAGCGTCAGGTGGCCGCCCTCTGGCTGGGCACCGCGTCGGTCTGGCAGGTGCTGGCCCTCCTGCCGCTGCCGACCGGCCCCGGGCTGGAGCTGGCTGCCCTGGTCGCCATCCAGGCATACCCCTCGGTGCAGTGGTGGTCCTGCCGCCGGCCGAAGCGGGCCCGGAAGCTGTCGGCCGCCTCGACCGAGCGGATCGCCCTCTGGAGCCTCAAGGTCGCGGTGAAGGACGGCTCGCTGAGGGGGTCCTCGATCGACCGCTCCACCGTGGTCGAGCCGATGCCCGAGGTGCTGTCCTTCGAGGTCGAACTCCGTGAGGACGTGCACAACGCGGACGCCGCCAACGAGACCGCCCGCAAGTCGATCGAGACCGGGCTGGGCCTGCCGGCCGACTGCGTCCAGGTGTCCGTGATCCGGTCGAAGTCGTCACGGATCAAGGTGGTGCTGGCCCCGAGCCGCGAGCTGGAGGTGAGCACGGTGGGCTGGCCGCTGGCCGAGCCGCCGATCTCGGCGACTGGGGACGTCCCGCTGGCCCGGACCGACGACGGGCGGATCATCGTCATCCGGAAGTGGGGGAAGGACGGGGTCAAGCACGGCCGCGGGTGCGGCAACACCGGCACCGGAAAGTCCGGGGTGATCCGCTGCCTGGCGCTGCCCGGGATCGAGGCGGGCGTCGAGGTCGGCTGGATGATCGACGGCAAGCGGGGCACCTCAGTCCCGGAGATTGCCGACGTCTTCGACTGGTACTCGATCGACGACCGGGAGTGGCTGGAGGTGATCCTGACCCTGGAGGCGATCGTCATCGACCGGCAGAAGCGCCGGGGCAAGCTGCGGCTGTCGAGCTGGAACACCGGCACCGAGGAGGACCCCAACATCGTCCTGTACGTCGAGGAGTGCGGGGAGGTCGCGAAGATCGTTGGCAAGCGTGGCGCGAAGGCGATGCTGACGATCCTGCAGCAGGGCCGCGCCCTGGGAGTCAGCGTCTACCAGACCGGCCAGGACCCGATGGCCGACTTCATCGTCGGTGGCCGCCCGGCCCGGGACCTGCTGGCGTCGGGCTTCGAGATCCTGGGCAAGCCCGGCGGGAAGCTCACCCAGCGGCTCGGGCAGGACAGCAACGACTCGACGACGAAGGTCAACCTGCTGGCGCTGCCCTCGGGCGAGGGCCTGGAGGGCTTCGTGGCCGTGCTCCAGGGTGGTCAGGTGCTGGCCTCCAAGAGCCGGGTCGCGTACTTCGACGACGAGCTCGCCCGGGAGCGGGCGGCGGGGATCGTGGCGGCGGGCCTGCGCTCGCTGACCGGTGCCGACCTGCAGGCGGCCGGGGCGGCGTACGCCCGGCGCAACGCTGAGGAGTACGACCCGCTGGTCTACACCCCGACGGTGGCCGAGCAGCTGGGTGACGAGGACGCCGACGCCCCGGAGCAGACCGAGGAGGAGGCCGGAGGCGTCCAGGCGTGGTTGCTGAAGCTCTTGAGCATCAACCGGGCCGGGCTCACCCTGAGCGAGCTGACCGAGAAGGGTGCCGGCCAGCGCGGCCGGTCCCGGCGGAACATCTCGATCAACCTCGGGGCCCTGAAGACGGCCGGGGACGTCTCGGTCGACGGCGACACCTGGAAGAAGGTCACCTCGTGAACTGGTCCCTGCTGATCCTTCCGCTGATCCCGCTCGTGTTCCTGGCCGGGATCGCGCTCGTCCTCGTGGTCTCGGACGACGTCCCGCACCGGTTCTTCGAGTCCCAGCGGGTCCGGACGTTGGTCTGGTCCCTGCTCTTGGCCATCGGGATTGGCGCGGTCGCCCTCGTCTGCGCGGCCCTGACCAACTGGGCGCTGTCGTGACCACGATCCTGGTGGTCGACGGAATCGAACTACTCGTCCAGCGTCTCGATTCCGGGGGCGTGATGATCCAGAGTCTTCGCCTGGGAATCCCTGAGGGTCCACCGTTGCGGTTGTCACGAGAGGAGACCCGGTTTCTCGCAATTGCCCTGATCGACGAGGTGAAGGAGACCCCAGAGGAACAGGCTGCCCGTTACGAGGCTCTGGCGAAAAGGCTCCAAGCTGATGGACGGTAACCCGCACCGGGTGTTCGCCGTCGCGGCGTGGACCGGGGTCGTCGCCGTCTCCGGTCAGCCGCTCTGGGTGGCGGCGGCCGGGGCGGGGCTCGCCGCCGCCGTCAGCGCCGGCCCCACTTCCCCGGACGTCGACAACACCCGCAACTGGCGGGAGACGGTCGCCGGGCTCCCGCTGACCCGCTGGGACAACCGGGTGGCCGGTCACCGCCGGATCACCCACTGGTGGGGGTGGCCGGCGATCTGCGCCTACCTGCTGACCGGGGCCGACCAGGGTGACATCGGCTGGGTGGCCTGGGCGCTGATCACCGGGTGGTCGAGTCACATCGTCGGAGACTTCGTCTTCGGCAAGGGCGGCTACGACATCCCCCGGGGCGTCCCGGTCCTGCCGTGGGGCTGGCACGTCGGCCTCGGGCTCAAGAGCGGCCGGAAGAACGGGGCCTCGTCCTGGCGCACCCCCGATCGGTACTTCTGCGGGGCAGCATCCCTCCTGGCCGTCGGCCTTCAGATCGGAGTCCACGCATGAACGAGGCACCGGAGCGGACGTCCAGCTGCGACGTGTGCGGGCAGGTCTTCGTGGTGAAGGGCAAGCGGGGCTCACCCCCGGCGATCTGTGACCCGTGCAAGCTGGCCACCGGGGTCCGTATCCGGTAAAGTTGCGTCACCGAAACTAAATCCGACGAGGAACTGTGACGATGTTCAAGCGGGCCGTGTCCAGGGTCAGGGCCTACCGGGGACGGTGCCGGTCCTGCGGCGAGATGGGCGACCTGAACCACAATCAGCAGTGCAGCAACTGCCGTCGCTGAGCATGACGAAGGCCCCCGATCCGCAGTGGATCGGGGGCCTTCGTCGTTGGCGGGGGTCAGGCGTTACTAACCGGCCCACCGAACCTTCCCGCACGAGCACTGCTCCTTTTCCTGCCAGTCGCACGTTTCTCCGGTCCACTCCCAAACGTGCTCGTGGGCAACCTGAGCGGGCCAGAGGAAGCGGGGGAGCTGGGACGTCGGACTGTCCCAGACGGAGACGGTGTGACCGGTCGACGCCTCGTGAGCGAAGGCGGTCGCCGGGTCGGTGTGGGGGCAGGTGGTGCACATCGCGGTTGCCATACGAGAACAGTAACACAGTTGTACTACGTAGCGATACCCGCCGGACCGATCAACTCGACCAGTTCCGCCTGGGCCGCGGCCGGCGCGGACACGGTGACGACGTGCTCGGGGTACTGGCTCGGGCCCGGGTGGACGTAGCGCCGCTCCGGCTGGACCCGGCGCTCCCACCCCTCGGTCCACCGGTCGAACGCCGCGGCGATCGCGTCCAGCCGCTCCTGTCTCGTCACAGTAGTTTCCTCCCGGCCCAGTACGCCTTCAGCATCACCGTTCGCCCGTTCCACTCCAGCGCGCCCGGGGTGTATCCGTACATCGCCAGGTCGTAGGGAAGCGGCCACTTCTCCATCGGCTTCGACTCGACGTCGGCGCTCCACCGGGTGACCTGGTCGCCCGGCTCCAGCGTGGCCAGGATCTTCAGCACTTCAGCCCGGGCAACCGTCCACTCGGGGTCCCAGTCGTACCCGGCTTTCGCCCAGGCGTACCCGCCGACATCGATGTTGGCGTCGAGGTGGATCTCCTTCACACCCCAGGCCCGGTACCGCTTCTCCATCAGCCGGTTGAACGCTGAACCGATCCCCTTGCCTTGCCACCGGCTCTCCAGCGTCAGGTGATCATGGAGGACGGACAGACGCCCCTTGATCCGGGTGAAGATCCGCTTGGCCGAGCCGACGATCCGGCCGGTCACCGGGTCGAGGAAGTCCAGGATCAGCCGGGCCGTCGAGGCGTCCCCAGTGATCTCCGTGACCTTCGCCTCCACCCCACCCGGAAGCGCGGCGAAGACCTCCTTCTCCAGGTCAGCTCGCCAGGCGTCGGTGTCCCCGTCGAAAGCGGTCGCGAGCACCTCGGACGGCGGAACCACGTCCACCGGGGCCGGGGCAGCCGCGGGAGCCGGTGACCCGGCCCCGGCCAGGACGCACCGGCAGCCGGCGGTTTCCTGAATCGGGCCGAGCGGGTCGCCGGGATAGGCCAGCGCGAAGCCCCCGACGATGAACGGAGTGCCGATCCGAACCGTCTGACCGTCGGCGGCCAGGTGCGTAGGTCGAGTGAGTTGATCATGGTGAGCGACCCAGACGACCTCGGTGGCGTCCGAGTCCGCCAGCTCCTTCAGCCGCGCGTTGTTGAAGGCCACCGTCGCCTCCGACCGGGCCAGGGCCACCGTCCGGTCGTACCAGTCGGTGCCCTCCTGGACCACCTTGCCGGTGACGTCCTCGTACGTCTCCCCGGTCCGCATCGACAGGGCCCGCTTGAGCGCCGTCTTCGACGGGCGCCGGCTGAACAGGACAGTGCTCACCGCGTCCTGCGCCTCGGTGGGGATCGGCAGCTCGCGCAGCCGGGCCATCGTGGCCAGCACCTGGGGACTGTTCGCGGGCACCTTCAGCCGCTTGGCCACCTCGGCCCCGCCCGCCTGGACGACGGCCTCCCAGCGCCCGAGCACCTCCCCGAGGGTGAGCCGGGAGCCCCCGTGTTCCAGGGCCGCGAGCGCGTCGCTCTGCACCTCCCGCAGGAACTTCCGGGTCGCGCGCAGGGTCACCCGGCGCAGCTCCAGTTCCAGGCGCTCGCGCGAGCTCATCGCCCACCCGGGACTGGTCAGGGGAACGCTCACTTTTCTGACCAGGTGAGGCCGGTGTGAGAGTCCTCGTGCTTTTCGTGGGGGCCCATCAGCGAGCACCTGATCCAATACGAGTCCACCTGGTCCGGAGTGAAGTGGTCCCATGACCGAGTCTCAGCCGTGCAGGGCTCGTGCGTATCCGGGTGAAGGTAGACCGGCAGCCCGAGGCAGTCGGTGAACCGGTAGGCCAGATCCCCGAGGTTGTGGGCCGTCCCGGTGACGACGAGATCGTGCACATAGTCATCGAGCATGGTGGCGATCTGCTGGCTGGTGGCCGCCGTCGGCCAGCCGTGACCGTCGAGCATCGCGGGCACCACGTCCCAGGCTCCCTTCAGCCCGAGCGCCACCGTCTCGTCGTCGGTCTGCCACACCGTGTGGGCCAGGTACAACGGCCGCCCGGCGAACTCCGCATGCCGACCACGGGGCTTACGGATCAACCGGGAGCCGATCTTCTCCAGCGCCTTCAGGCAGAGGACATCGGCCACGGCCAGCAGGGCCGAGGACTGGCCATCCTGCGTCAAGCTCCAGGCCCCGCACACCGGGCAACTCACGGGCGGTTCCATCAGCGATCCGCCTTCGGGATCGTCAGCGAGGCCAGCATCTCCAGCGGAGTCGGCACGTAGCCCTCGTCGTCGATCTTGTCTGCCAGTTCCTCGGGACTCGGCACGTTCTTGAACTCGACCGGCTCGGCTGAGATTGGCTCGGTGGATGTGTCCCGGAAGGTGGCCGATCCAGGGTAGATCTGGTTACTCGGATCATGCTCGGCCGTCCAATAGATCGGATCGTGAGCAGCCGGGTGAGAGTGTCCTGAGGCAGCGAGCGCCGGAGGTTGCGGCCCCTGGGCGGGAACCTGGGTCGAGGGGTTGGCCGGTGACTCCGGACCGCCGCCGTCCGATGTTTCACGGGAAACGGCCGGAGCGCTCGCCGCCGGAGCGCTCGCCGCCGGGGTGGCCGTGACCGCGGGCACCTCGCCGTTGAGAACCGCGCGGATCTGGGCGACCAGTTGCGGGATTCCGGGGGCCTGGGCCAGGGACGGGGCCGTGCGGACCATGTCCAGCGCCAGGGTGACCTCGGGAAGGGTGTCGGTCTGCACCGGGGCGTCGGAGTCGTCGAAGCCGAGCGCGGTCCGGTACGCCTTGTCGCTGATCGCCCCGGCCGCCTTCGCGTCCTTCGCATCCTGGCTCCGAGTGGGCCGGACCACGAGATCGGAGACGTCGTACCAGACGACGTACTGGCGGGCCTCGTCGATCGCCATCCCCTGCTGGACCAGCACCGGCCAGAGGTATTGCGTCGTCAGGGCGTCACAGATCAGCGCGAGCGGGGGCTCCAGGTGGGTGGAGACCACGTCCTCCAGGACCAGCCACGCCCCCCAGTGACTGATGGCCCCGGTGCCGAGCAGGAGCTCCGGCGGCGCGTCGAGGCCGAGGGCCAACCGGCGGATCGTCTCGGCGCGCAGCTCCCGCAGCTCCAGGTCGAGAGGCTTGGCGAAGTCGATGAACTTGATCTTGTCGACGGCTTCGTCCGGGACGGTAAGGATCAGGGGGACGATGGCGCTCGCGCTGGACCGGTCGGCAATCGGTGTGATCATCGCCTCCATCAGCGCCTCAGTCAGGAGATCCGGCGCCCCGATCAGGTCGCCCTCGTACCCGGCCGCCTGCCGGAGGGCGACCTGGGCCGACTGGGGAACGACGAGCATCCCGGCGCCGGCCAGGCGGGAGTCGACCTGGGCCGAGACGTGCATGGTCAGGCCGACCAGCTCACGCAGCACGGGGAGGCTGGAGCGGGTGGGGCTGTCGGCCTCCCACCACTTGCGCGGGTGCGGACGCCACACCCGGATCAGCACGACGTCGTCGGGGCTGACGGTGACGAAGTCCTCGGCCCCCTCGCCGAGCCGGAGCACGATCTCTCCGCCGCCGCGGTTACTGGAGACCTCGCTCACGCTGAGCATCCGCCAGTCCAGGTCGGCGACGTCCAGCGTGCCGGGCTCGGGGAAACCGAAGATGTCCGGGTCGACGAGGGGATCGTCGAGGGCCCCGACGAGGAGGTGATTGGGGAGCAGGTGCTTCGGGATGCCGGCGAGCCAGCCGTCCCCGGCGACGAACAGGTTCACGCCGAGCCGGGCGATCAACTGGGACCGGGCCGCGGCCGACGAGCCGATCGAGTTGAGCACGTCGGTGAGGCGGGGGTCCTCGACCGGCACCGGTTCCTCGGTCGCGTCGTCGGAGACCTGGCCGACGAACAGGCGCGCCTGGGACATGCGACCGGCCAGCGTGGTGGCGAGGAACCGGTGCTCACCGACGAGGTCGAACATGTCCCAGGCGTCGGACTGCCACTCCCGCGACCGCCCCCATCCCCGCTGGACGGTCCGGGACGTGATCCGCTGGGCGCTCGCCAGCAGGGTGCTCAGGGGGCGGTTGGGAAGGGTCATCGCTCAACTCCTCGGTATGGGGCTCAGCGTACGCACTTGATCAGTCGACGGAGGCGGTCGAGTACATGGCGGCCTGTGGTGCGTCCTGACATCGGTCACAGGTCACCGGGGCGTGCGTGTAGACGATTCCGCTCCCTGGCCAACCACACAGAGGGCGACCATCGGCGGTCGGCCGGTGAACCAGTGACCCGCGTCGAGCGCCTGTCGGGTTCTGGTAGATCCCGCCCTGTAAGTTCCTGATCGCCTCACTGCTCTTGCGGCTTCCTCGGCGGCTCATCCAGCTGGGACCACTTCGAGCCCGGCCCGGTCGAGTGACGCCCGAACCCGTCCGGCGACCTTCGACGGCTTCCGCTGACGAGGGGGACGCTTCTTCCACCACTGGGCAACAGCCCAGACGGTGAGCGTCGCCTGACCAGCGGCGGCCGGGAGCCACCCCTGGCTCAGCGCGGTCACGGCCCCGTACGCGGACAGCACCGCCAGGAGGGCGAACTGCCACTTGGTGCCGGGCGGCATCCAGACCGCCCTCCACCGGGTCTCCGGCAGCACCCATGCGAGTGCCCCGAGAACCGTGGCCAGATTCGCCCAGGCTTCCGCACTCATCAGTCGATCCTTGCGCTGACGTGACCGACGACGGCCGAGAGGCTCATCGTCCCGGCGGCGAACCGCCACACCGGCAGCAGGTGGAGCCGGCGGGCCAGCAGGTAGCTGCCCAGGCTGAGGTAGGCGGCGTGGAACGAGACGCAGTGCGGGCAGTCAAATCCCTCGGAGTAGCGGCGCAACGGGTGCGCCCGGCCCGAGGTCTCCTGAGCGGACAGCCACCGATCAACCGGATCCTTCAGCCAGAGCTGGCCGAGGTCGTCGCTGACCACGAGCCGGGTCAGCCGCATCGTGAGCCCGGTAACCAGGGCCACGTCCCGGACGGGGATCACGCGGTCACCTGCTCTTGCCTGAAGCGATGCCCACAGGTAACGCACTTGCGGTAGTTCGGCCCGTTGACCTCGCGGAACATACGAGTCAGACAGGGTCCGTCACACTTGATCGAGTAGTCACGCACTCGGGTGTCCGACTCCGGAAGAGTGGCAAGGGCATCGGAGACCGTGCCCCCGCTCTTGATCAGGTAGTCCTCCTCGTCCTGCGCCACCGGCAGGGCATCCCGCTGGCGGTCGAGGACCGTGACGATCGCCTCGGTGATCCGCTGGTTGATCCTGAGCGAGTCCCTCACGCCAAGCGCCTCCATCAGCGCCCAGACGTGGTCCTCGATGATGGCCGCCTGGGCGACCGTGATGTCCGTCAACGTTCTCTCCTCTACTCGGTGAGCGGGTGCCGGGGAGTCGAACCCCGGAACGTCGGGCCGAGGCCCCACACCCAGCCGTGCTCAGATCCAGATGACCTGCCACCGGTCAATCTCGGCGACGATCCCTCCGACCATCGTCCCGTCGGGGGTCTGGACGACGTACACCCCGTGATCCTTCGAGGTCTGCACCTGCAGGCCCACCCGGACAAGAGCGTCGACCGCGTCGATCCACCGGTCGTAGACCGGGAACGACGGGGCCGTGCGGCCCATCATGACCAGGCCCGGCGATCCGCCTGGTCGGGCGCCCCGAGCACCTCGTCGAAGGTCGGATCGGCCGGCACCGCGGGGATCGTCTCGGTCGGCTCCAGGCCGCCGGGCGACCACTGGCCGTTGACCTGGGACGTGACCACGGTGCTCTGCCGGGCAATTGCTTCGTACCCCTCCAGCGCGGCCTCGTGGCGCTCGCGCTCCAGGGACGCGTGGATCTCGGTGCCGGTCCAGGGAGACTGCACCGAGACCCGGTCGACGTAGTCCCCGATGCGGGCCTCCGTCGGGCTGGGCTCGGGGTCACCCTCGTCCTCGTCGTCGACCGGAGCCAGGAGCGCCTCGGCCTGGGCCTCGATCTCCACCTGCTCGCGGGCCGGGACCGACTCCCACGGGTCGTTGCCGGTGACGATGTAACTGGCCACCATCACCAGGTCGACCGGGCTGATCTCGTCTTCGACTTCCCGGGTCAGGCCGAACGGACTCCCCGACGGGGCGGACTGACGACGGGTCAAGAGGCTTCGGGCCTCTCGCAGGGCCAGGACTCGTTGCTGAGCTTCGACGGGTAACGCTTCGATCTGGTACTCGGACACGTAGTCTCCTCGATGTCGATTCACTCTGTAATACGACTGTAGCACGCAACCGGGGGAGGTTGCGTGCTACAAGTCACATCTGGCCGATCAGCCCGAGCCGGTGACGCCGGGCCAGCTCGCGCCGGTTCTTCCCGCCCCGCCCCTCGCTGATCTCGTTGCGCGCGTAGATCGTGGTCAGCCGGAGCCGGATCGTCTGGTAGCTGACGCCGATCGCCTCGGCGATCTCCCGGTTCGACATCCCCTGAGCGACCAGGTTCACGATCACCCGGTCCCGGAGGGCCACCTGGTAACGGGAGGTCACAGCCCGACCTCGTCGGCGGCGTGCTCGGCCTGGGCCTTCGTGTACCGGTCCCCGGCCTTCGAGGTCAGCTGCTGGATCAGCCCGGCCCGGGAGAAGCCGGAGAGGTCGAGGTATGCCTTCGCCGACTCGACGGCTTCGGCGTTCCAGTCAGCCCCGACGTGGTCGGCGGCGTACGTGGCGTCGGCCCGGGAGAAGCCCTCTCCGGCCTTCGAGGTCAGCTGGTTGATCAGCCCGGCCCGGGAGAAGCCCGACAGGTCGAGGTACGACCGGGCCGAGCGGATCGCGTTCTTCCGGCCGGCCGAGAGTTCGGCCTTCGGCTTCGCCTCCGAGGCCGAGGTGGCGCTCGCGGTCGGCTGGTCGGCCGAGGTGGAGGCGGCGCACCCGGAGAGGGTGACCGCGAGCAGGAGCACGGCGAAGGCGGTCCGGCGCGAGCGCCAGGTGGCGATGCCGGGCTTGCGGTGAGCGGCGGAACGGATGCGGATCATGTCGTCCTTTTCAGTAGTCATCGGCAGTTCTCGATCCGGGTGATGGTGAGCTCCAGCCCTCGCCGGGCACCGTGGGCTCGGACGACCCGGATTGCGTAGTCCGAGCAGGACTCCGGAGCCGGGCAGGTGGAGGTGTAGCGGGAGAGGCATTGCTGGTAGACCCAGAGGACCACCAGCAATGCTCCCCGGGTCATCGGCTGACCAGGATCGCCAGGACCGAGCCCCAGAAGACGAACAGAAGCCCCGACGCGGCCGTGAGGGATCTTCCCGCTCGGTCTTTGTAGAAGGCCCACTCCAACGCGCTTCTTAGTAGCCAGGCCGCAGACAGGGCGGCGTAGAGCAGCACCAGTGCCTTGATCAGGATCATGGTGCTAGAGACCCACGCCGCACGGGCCCAGCCCGGGGATGTCGGAGCGGGGGGTGGTGGCCTGACGGAGCACGAGGCGGGTCAGGCGGAACAGGTTCCAGATCATCGGTTTCTCCTCGGTGTGTGTAAGACAACTGTAGCACGAGAGTTGCCCTATTCACCGACGGCGAACGCCAAGACAGGTAGAGAGCCAGCCCAGGCTGAGGGCTCCGTCAACACACGCCAGTCTCGGGGTCCACCAGACATGGCCGCCACGATCCACGCAGATCTGAAGGCCAATGCGCAGGTTGTGCCAGACGATGGGCGACTCGGGGAACCCATTTGCACATTCAGAGCCGACCCGCACCGCATCGGTGCGGCCGACTGCCCACCCCGCGGCTACGGACTCCGAATCCACATCGCCCCCCGGCGGTAGGTCACGCCAGACAACGAACGACCAGAAGCCGGGTACCCGGTGACGCCACATCTGTAGCGTCAGGGACTCAGTAAGAAGGTGCGTCTCTACCGATCTCATCATGCTCTTCTCCCCGGTGTGTGTAAGACAACTGTAGCACAAGAGTTGCCCTATTCACCGGTGGTACCGATTGCGGTCCGAGGCCGCCGCCCGGACCAGGTCGCGCGGGATCGTCCGGACCACGGCCCCCGGGACAGTGACGCCGCCGGAGCCGACGACGCGCAACCCCGAGAGGGCCTGGGTCGCGGCGTCCATCTGGTCGTCGGCCGAGCCGTTGGGGAAGTCACGCAGCTCCGAGAGGAACTCCGACACCCACTCGTTACCCGGGTCCGAGGGGTGGGGAAGGTAGACGTTGCCGGACTCGATCTCCGGGGTGACCGCCCGGGCCCGGGCCTCCTTCGAGGCCGTCGGGTTGATCGGCTTGAGCCCGGAGATCTTCTCCTTCAGCACGTCGATGATGGCCGCGCCGTTGGCCTTCTTCTCGATCAGCCGCTGGTGGACGAGGCTGCCGCTCGGCGAGCGCACCGGGTCCGAGCCCTCGGCCCACTGCTCCATCCGGGCAATGGTCTGGGTGAAGGTCCACCGGCCCCGTTGCTGGGCCACCAGGTACCGGTTCGCCCCGTTACGCACCCACCGCTGTCCGACCACCCACGAGCCGACGCTCGCGTCCGTGGCGTCGAAGTTGCAGTCCCAGGAGTCCAGCCAGGAGCCCCCGGTGAGCGAGGACGGGTCGAGGTGGACGACGCGTCCGTCCGCGGTGGCCCGGCGCTCGTCCATCGTCCAGAACCTCCACCACCCGGTATCGAAGATCGCGCCTTTCGCCGGGGCCGGGCGCTGCTGGACCATCCCCGCGAAGACGTAAGAACCGATCGACCGGCGAATGTCGGCCCACCGATCCAGAGCCTGGGCCCGGGTCTCCTCCAGCAGGGGGGAGTAGAGCGGCTCGCCCTCGTCCCGGCCGAGGACGTCGTCCGTCTCGGCGATCCCCGGGAGGCTGATCACCTCCCAGTCCTCGGGGTCGCCCTCGTACTCGTCGGAGAGCAACCGGCCGACCAGATCCTTCTCGGTCCAGCGGGTCATCACGACGAGAGTCAGCGAGGGCGGTTCCAGCCGAAGCTGAGCCACGGACAGCCACCAGTTCCACTGGGCCGTCTGGACCTTCTCACTGTGCGCCTCGACGAAGTTGGAGGTCGGGTCGTCGATGACGAGGACCTTCGCGCCGCGGCCGGTCAGGCCGCCCCGGACCGACGTGGAGTAGAGCCCGCCGCCGGCCGTCGTGTCCCAGTACCCGCCGGCCCCGCCGTCCGGCTCCAGGTCGACCCCCAGCCAGGGGTTGTCCTCGATGATCTTGCGGGCCACCTTCGCCCAGGACCCGGACAGGCCGCCGTCGTAGGACGCCGTGACAATCGACCAGTCGGGGTTGCGCCGAAGAAGCCACACCGGGCCGAACAGGGAGAGCAGTGTCGACTTGCCCATCCGGGGGGGCATCGAGACGACGATCTTGCGGGACGTCCCGGACTCGACGTCCCGGACGGCGACAGCGAGCCGGTCGGAGAGATACTGCAGGTGCGGGCGGACCCGGTAGCTGGGGTCGAGCTCGACCGCCTGCTCGATCAGGGTCTCCGGGACGCCGATCCGGTGCCGGGTGCGGTACTCCCGGATCAGGGATTCGATCCGGGCCGTGGCCTCGCGGATCTCCCGGTCGGACGTGGCCCGGGCGGCCAGCTCCTGCAATTGCTCCAGCATCGCCGCGACGCCGGCCGGGTCACGGGGAAGTGTCACCGATCACCTCGCCGAGAACCACGTCGCGCAGCTCGGCGAGTTTGGCCTCCATCTCAGCTCGGATGCCGATCGACATGTCGACCCGGACCGGGGCGTCCATCCCGTTCATCCGGGACCGGCGGGCACTGATCCGCAGAAACATGGCGATCGCCTTCAGGTCGCCTTCCTTCACCGCTTCCCAGATCGCCGCCTCGGCCACGTCCAGGCGCTCGTTCTCGATCGCCCGCAGCTCCTCGGCCGCGGTCGCCGTCCGGGCCACGACGACGCGCCGCTCCTGGACAACGGCCTCCCGGTCCCCACGGCGCTCGGCAACCCTCCGCTTCCGGGTGACCTCCCGGTCGGCGGCCGACGCCTTGCGCCCGGCCCGCTCGGCCATCGCCACCAGGGAGGTGATCGAGTGCACGGTGTCCTCGCTCACGCCACCTCCGGGTGGTTGCGCAGGAAGGTCTCGACGACGCCCGGGTACAGGCTCACCTCGGCCTCGATCCTCAACTGGGCGTACTCGTCGGGGTACCGGTCGGCCAGTGCAGCCCGGGCCCGCTTGTACACGGCTTGCGCGAAACTGTTACAAATCGGACAAGTATTACGCCGGGAGCCGATCCGCGCGGTTCCCTCGACGCCGTCGGCGCGACACTCGGGGCAGGGAAGGATCGGAGGCTCCACGAGTCCCACCGTACCTCTGACCTGCGCCGCGTCCGGTCTGAGTGGGCCCATGAAAAACGCACCCGGACCCCTGAGTATTACGGGAATCCGGGTGCGTCGACAGAAGGAGGGGGTTAGGCCCGACCGTAGCTCTTTTCCAGGGCACGGGCGTCCCTGACCAGCTCCCGCTTGGTCGGCGTACCGGTCCCAGCGTCGGCGACGAACTCCCAGAGGGCCTCCAGCTCGTCGTCCTGACTCTCGACGTCGGTCCCGATTTCCAGGGTGCCGGCCCCCGCTTCGGCCCAGAGCACTGTGCCGATGTCGGTCTCCAGGCTCACCCAGTCGTTGTCGGCCAGTCCGGCCAGCGCCTCCCGGAGCTCTCCCACGGTCAGCGATCGTCCTGCGGCTTTCACTCTCATCGCACGTTCTCCTCGTCACACTTGCGGCAGTTGGGGCTGAGTTCGGCGTACACGACCCCCCGTAGGTACCAGCCGCACGCGGCTTTCCCGTCGGGGCCGGGACGGTGGATCTGGGAACTGCGGTGCGTGGTCGGATTCTGGAACCCGTCCCCGCGGACATTGCGCGTCACCCTCGGGCGCCGCTTGGCCATCAGACCTGCTCCGGCCCGACCTCTGCCCAGGGGCTGTCCTCGGTGCCGAGGGTGGCCGCCTCGACCGAGACCTTCATCGACCGGCCGCTCGCGGACTCGGCGTCCATCGTGCCGTCGGCCCAGAGGGTGATCTGGGAGCCGTTCTCGTTGCGGAAGTGCCGAGCGCTCGGGACGGTGTGGATCTCCGGGCAGCCGCCGGGGAAGCGGTCGCCGGCACTCAGGAACGTCGAGTAGGTGATCACGTCCTCGAAGGTCTTCCCCAGCCAGTGCCGGGCCCAGGACGTGGCGTCGGCGAGGCTGTCCGCCCGGAGCCCGATCACGGTGTCGACGTCGATGTCGGCCAGCACCGGGTGAGCAACCTTGCGGTACTTGTCCGGGAAGCTCACGAAGAACAGTTCTCGCTCGTCCATGCTCAGGGTCCTCCTAGTCGGTTTATGTAAGACAACAGTACCACGCTACCGACGCCGACGGCGCTTCGGGATCGGGTGGGCCCAGTCCCACGATCCGTCCGGGAGCTGGGTGCGGGCCAGGGCGTCCCGGCTCGGCGGGTGACACAGGTAGATCGCCGCCCGGAAGAACGCCTCCGGGTCGTCCCGGAGACGGCCGATCATCTGATTGCACGAGGAACACAGCCGGCCGCGAGCCTCCCCGGTCACGTGGTCATGGTCAACCGCCAACGCCTTCGACGCTCCAGTGGCCACCTGGCAGATGTAACAGACGTCGTGCTGGTATGCGAGAAGACGCTCCTGTTGCTCGCGGTCAATGCCGTAGATCCGCTTGCCCCGGACCGCGCGCTTGTGGGCCTTCTGTTCCGCCCTGTGCGCCGTGTTGTGCGTGGCGCAACGACCGTCGAACGGGGAGGGCCGCTTGTTGACCAGACCGGCCGCCAGGCAGTCGATGCACGTCGTCATCAGATGTACGCCTGGCCCCAGTTGATCGCCGTCCGGCTGACATCGGCGGCAAAATGCATCGGCTCGTAGTCCGGGAACGGAGCCCAGTCGAACGTCATCGCCTCGACGACGATCTCCTTGATCGTGTCGATCCGCTCCAGGGGCGCGGAGAAGACCATCTCGTCGTGGATCACGGCCCGCAGGTACTTGCGGCACCAGAGGGGCAGCCGGAGCATCCCCTCCTTCAGCACGTCCATCGCGGCCGACTGCCCGATCAGGGCCGGGGCCTGGGTCCAGCCGCGGCCCGGCTGCGTGCGCAGCAACCGGCCCCACCCGTTGTCCAGTAACTCTCCGTCATCGCCGCGCTCGGCGACCTCGGCTTTCCAGTCGACCAGATCGGGGTACAGCCGGTTCATGGAGTTGGCGAACTGCTTGGCCGCGGCCATGTCCCCGCCGCACGCCTTCGCCAGCTTCTCCAGGCCCATGCCGTAATTGAATCCGTGACCGAGCACCTTCGCCTTGTCGCGCAGTTCCTTCAACTCGGCTGGCGTCCAGTCGGTGCCCCAAATGGCCGCGGCGTTCTCCCGGTGGAGGTCGCGGCCCTCGGCGAACAGGGCCATGTAGGCCGGGTCCTGGCAGTGGGCGGCCACCACCCGGGCATCGACCTGGGACAGGTCAGCGGTGAAGATCCCGTGACCGTCCTCGGGGAGGAAGACCTCGCGCTCGACGTACTTGCCGCCGCGCTTGCCCATCACCGTGAGGCCGGGCTCGGTGAAGCTCCACCGGCCACTGGCCTGGTAGGGGGTGATGTCGGGGTGCACCCGGTCGTCGATCCGGAACTTCTCGATCGTCTCGTACACCGTCCGCACGCCGTTGAGCTCGCCGACGGTGTCGATCAGCCGGGTGACCTCTTCGTCGTCGGCGTAGTCCTGGCGCAGTTCCTCCAGCACCTCCTTGCCGATCGCCGGCATCCCGGACTTCGGGGTCACCGGTAGTTCGACGCCCAGATCGGCGAAAGCGGCGGCAATGGCTTCCTTGCCCCGGGCCGTGGCCTGAGGGGCCTTGTACGGCTTCCCCTTCGCGTCGGTCAGGGGCAGGCCGTAGTCGTCCGCCAATCGGGCCTGGAGGCGCTTGCGGGTGGCCCGGCCGACCTCGATCCGCTCGGCCAGCAACGGGAGGTCCACCCGGAAGCCGCTGAGGCGGATCTGAGCGGCTACCGCCATCGCCCGGTGCTCTCGGACCAGGTAGGGCGTTCTGGGCTGTGTGCGGGCGATCCTGGACGCCAGATCGGTGTCCTGAGCGCAGTACCGGACGTACCTCGACTCGTTCGGCGGGATCTGGTCGTACCCGCCGTACTCCGCGGCGAGGTCAGAAAGGGACGCCGACTTCCCCTCGCCGAACTTCGCCGTACCCAGGGCCTGGAGCGAGTGCTCCTTCTTCACCTGGCCGATCCCGCCCGGCCCCTGGACAGGAGGGTTGATCAGGATCTCACTCAGCATCGTGTCGTGAATACGGCCCTCCTCGGCCATGGCCGCAATGTTGATTCCTTTCTCTTTCGCGAAAGCGACCAGGTCGAAAGAGAGAATGTTGTGGCCGATCACCATCGCCGCGTCGTTGACGACGTCGGCGGCCTCCTCGCTGTCCTCGGTGACGGTGATCCGGTCGCCCCGGTGAAGAGCGGTGATCCGGATATATCCGTCCCCAGCGGAAAAGAGCTTCTTCCCGTCGCCGGTCTCGATGTCGAACGATACGACGCCGGGCTTCAGGGTGTGGGTGGCCGGCGTCGAGAACGAGGCCAGGTCGATCTCCTCGTACGGGCCGTGAAAGAGCTGCCACTCAGGGCCAGTCATGGGCGTCCTCGTCTCCGGTTGCGTAAGACAACCGTAACACGCAGATCGACCCGGCGCGTAGGTACTCATAACGCCTATTAGCGGTCAAAGGAGATTCTTTACGATCATGGTCCAGAAACTATGTCCGCATTTGTACCGGTTTGAAACTGGACCATTCTGGTTAGGTACCGCGCAGGTTGCGTGCACGGCACCTGCACGCAACCTTGCTGTTTTCGCAGGTCAGAGGCCGAATCCAATAGGGTAGGTTGCGTGCATTGCGTG